CAATAGCTAGAGCATTAAGGTTCGCAACAAACAACGCAAAAGTATCAGTCGAAGAAACTTCTGAGGTTCCAAAAGAATAATGGCAGAAGAAATAGAGAACTCACAAAACTTCACCGCAGAACAACGTAGTAGCGTAAAGGTTGTAAGAAACACGAAAGGCTATAATTGGGAAATCAAAGTCTACAACGATAACCCAGACAAAGCCCTAGATAAGATGATAGAACTCGAACTTATATGCCAAGCTAGATACGGAGAGAAAATCGAATAAATAATAACTTTTTTTTTATTTTTTTTATTTACCGGGCGCGGAACGCAAAAGGAGACAAATGCAAAACAAAATATATGAAGAAGCACTCGCAAGCGCACTAAAGAGAATCGAAGTCTTAGAAGAGAAGTTTGAGCTATTGAATAAAAAACCATTCAATGTAGCTGACGTATATCCAAAAGCAAACAACCCAGGACAAGCAACTCCAGGACAAAGAAAATATATATTAGCACTAGGAGGTTGGTCACCTATTGATATGACCAAGTTGGAAGCAGGAACAGAAATCGACAGACTACTAGAATTAAAGAAAAGTCACTCAGAGACAGAAGTCGAAGAACCAAAAGAAGTCGATACTGAGGATGCAGGACTAGATGGGGAGTTAATGTGATGGAAATAACCAAACTAAAATACACAAAAAAAGGAAGCAAAGGAGAAGTCTATATCTGCAGAATTTGGTATGTTGTCGAAACAAAGAAAATAATATTTATGGATTGTGAATGCTGGAACTTTAACAACCGACAACTCAAAAAAGAAGGCAAAGGATTCATGATAAGATTCACATCAAACTACTGTAAACATCTAAGCCCCCAAGTAGAAGCATTATTCAAACAAGGATACGAAATCGAAAAGAAGTTCTCAAACGAAGGCGAAGAAACATGTAGCGCAAAATTAAGGAAAGCGGTGATACTAGCATGCAAAGGACAATGCAACCGAGTAGACTGCACAGAAACAGAAAACCTAGAAATTCACAGGCAAATCCCAAAAACCCACGGAGGAAAATATAGCCTAATGAATTGCGTTGCACTTTGCAGAAAACACCACCAGGAGGTCACATATCAAAAGTGGCACAAGAAATAGAGCACCAAGAATGTCCACATTGCGGAACCCCAGGAATAGACTTCGATTGGGTTGACGGAACCCCAGAATGGAAATGCAAATGCGGAGCAAAATGGAAGGACACAAGATGGTAGAAAATAAAGACTTGAAAATTGCAAAAGAATTAAGGATTAAACACGATACTTATATGGATGCCGGAGCCGAAGGCAAAGCATGGGAGATTCAAGACAAGGCAAAAATTATTCTAAATGACATTAAAAAAGGGTGTGGAGAAATGATGTATGATCCAAGAGAAGGTGTGTTTTGTGATGAATCTGGAGTATGTGAAGATTGTCGAGAAATAATAGAAGTTTATGGAGATTTTGTATGGTAGAAAAAAAAATAAGGCCACTAATCGACAAATGTAGTTGTGGAAAGAAAGTCACAGACCATCACTTCAAATGCAACGAGTGCTGGGGCAAAACAGCAAAATTTAAACACAGAAAAGAACAAAGAAAACTAATGGAACCAGTAAGAAGGAGATTACGAGATGGATGAAGTAAAAGTAAAACGTGGAAAGAAATCAAGGGCTCAGGGTGGCGCATTTGAGACTCGGGTCCGGGCTGATTTAGAAAAAGAGGGTTGGATAGTTGACAAGTGGTCGAACAATGTTGAGTTACCTAGAGATAGAATTCTTATGGATGTAGTTCCAATGACTAAAAAGTTAAAGGATGGAACATGGACAAAAGCAGCTCCAAGGTTTCCAGCACTTGTAAAAGCCAAAGCCAAATGGGCAGGACCAGGAAGACCAATGATGATGGGAGCAGGGTTCCCGGACTTTATAGTTTTTAGATTAAAAGAAAATGTATTATTTCCAGAACTTAAAGATTATGAAGTAATAGGAGTCGAGTCGAAGATGACAGGAGAACTAGACAGAGCAGAAAAAGAGAAATGTGCTTGGTTACTAGAAAACAACATCTTCAGCAAAATCCTAATCGCAAAAAAAACAAAAGTCAAGAATAGAGTAGTGATTGTTTATGAAGAATTCAAAGAAAAATACTGGAGATTTTATAAAAATGTTTAGGTGCTCTGCGTGTGACTTTGAGTGTGAAGAAATCCCAAGGTTCAAAGAAGGGGAATGTCCAAACGAGATTCATCATTATTTTGAGGAAGTTTTATAAAATATAATCACTTGACAATAGAGTGAAAAACATCGAAGTTCTTATAAGCGATTGGAAGCACGCAGAAAAATCCCAACATCGCAAAATCCCAATGTTGCCAGTCGTCCAGATGTATGGCACTTGTGATTATCAACAATTCCAGAAACAATATAGGGACTACCTACTAGGATTCGATGAAAAAGAAAAAACGCCAAAACAGAAAAACTAATCATCACATCGTCCCAAGCTCCAGGGGGGGACCATCAACTCTAGAGAATATTGCGCAAGTCAAAGACCGGGACCACAGATACTATCACGCATTATTCGATAACAAAACCCCGGATGAGATTGTGGAATATTTGGTTAATGATTACTGGAACGGTCAATGGGATCATGTCGAAAAAGCGTACCAGGAGAGAAATTTAGGAAAACTTTATAAAAAGAAAACATTTAGTGTTTAGATGGATACAAAAAATCTATGCATAATCTGTGGACTAAAAGAAAAGCACCTCGACAACAGAATGTGCGAATTATGCAAAACCCTAGCAGACGAAAAATTCTACGAAATCAAAAACGAGTTCCTAGCAAGAAAATATTTTAAGGACCATATTAGAAAGGACCCAAACAAAACAATTGCTCAGCCTGCACTAACAGAAGAAGTAGTAAACGACAAAGGCCAAACAGAAACAAAGATAGTCTCCCCGGAGAAAACTGCAAGCCAAGTCCTCCACGAAAAATTCACAGAAAAACCAACAACCGAATGGATCCACGGAATAATTCCATCCAAATGTCCGTTCTGCAAAAACCTATCCGCCAACAAAGGAATCATCCAAACAATCAAACGAGACTCAGAACAATATACGAAATATGTTGAAGGCGGAGAATTGCCGGATCTAGTTTGTAAGGCCTGCGGAGATTTGAGTCTTTATTTGAATCACGTTTATAGCTTTTCCAGAGAGCAGTCTGTTGACGTTTTGAATATGGTGAGGGATATCCGAAAGAAGAATAAGGATGAGAATTTAATTGCATGCGAGAAATGTGCCAAGGGACTAGGCAACAAAGACGAGTACGAAAAGACAATCACCGAAGAAGAAAAAATCATAATGAAGAAGCACAACAAAAAACACCTGTGTGCTAAATGTCTGGAAACAATCGATCTCCCAAAAGAAAATTATCAAATAAAACCATCACGAAAAGAAGAAATGACAGAAGAAGAAAAGGTGATATTCGATAAAGAAAGAAAGAAACTTGATGAAAATCAGAAAAATCCGAAAAGAGCCTATAACGTTATAAAATAAAATATATGGAAACAATCGATGGAAAAGCTCAAAATACAATACCTACCAATAAGTGAAATCAAGCCCTACAAGTTCAACGCGAGAAAAAACGAGAAGGCAATCAAGGTCGTAACAACATCTATCAAAGAGTTCGGTTTTTTAATCCCGGTACTAATCGACAAACAGAACGAACTGGTTGCAGGCCACACAAGAATCGAAGCCGCAAAAATGCTAGGATACGAAGAGGCCCCAACAATCTCGGCAGAACATCTAACAAAGAAGCAGATAAAAGCGTTTAGAATTATGGATAACAAGTCTTCAGAGTATGCGAGTTGGGATAAGGTTTTATTAAAACACGAGTTTGAAAGTCTGATGGATACTATGGACTTGAGCCTAACAGGATTCAGAGAGACAGAGATTAACAAAATTCTAGATCCAAAGACAATGGATGCAACCGGAGACATAACCGGGAAATACCAAATCCAAAAAGACGTAGTCTACTTGTTAGGAAACAACCGGCTAATCTGCGGAGACTCAAAAGAAGAAGCAACATTCACAAAACTCATCCCAGAAAAAACAGACGTCCACATGGTTTATACGGATCCACCATACGGAGTGAGTTATTCCGGAACCAACAACCCAAACGGCCGGGATTGGAAAGTAATCGAAGGAGACGATTTGAGAGGGGATGGATTATCTGAACTCTTGACAAAATGCTTCAAGCACGTGAACCAGCACCTAGTCAAGAAGGGCGCGCTTTACATTTTCCACGCAAGTTCAAACCAAATCATCTTCGAACAAGCACTCTACGAAGTAGGGTTCCAAATCAAACAACAGTTAATCTGGCACAAGCATCACATCCTGGGACATTCGAACTACCATTGGACACACGAACCGATCTTCTACGCAAGCCGGATAAACGAGAACCCGACCTTTTATGGGATGCGAGACAACAAGACATTCCTCAAACAACTCAAGCCAGAGGAAATGACTGAGCAAGAGATGAGAACCCTCCTAATCGAAATCAGAAAAGAAAGCACGGTTGTAGAGTTCAAGAAGGATGCACCAAAAGACTACATCCACCCAACCCAAAAACCCGTCAAGATGGCAGAGCATTTTATAATCAACTCCAGCAAAGTAGGAGAAAACGTACTCGATCCCTTCTCGGGAAGTGGTAGCACACTAATCGCCTGCCAAAACAAAAACCGGAGATGTTTCGCAATAAAATACAGCCCAGACTTCTGCTCACACCTAATCGAACGATGGGAAGATTTAACAGGTCTGAAGGCCACAAACGAAAAGGGAGACAAACTGAAAATCAAACAATGAAAGACGATCCAAAACTAACCAAAGCGTACGAGATAATCGCACACATGGGAAACCATGCACAAATCATGAGGAAATCAATCGAACTGCTCATAAACATAGCACCCAGAGAAGAATTAATCAAGGCCCTAGCAGAACTACACGATAGGCGATTGGGAGAATTAAGAAGATGAAAGATAAAATTTTTAGAGACTCAAAGAAAAGAACCCTAGAATCCACAACGAGTTTAACTCCTATCCAACACAAAGGAAAGGTTGCATATCCTTATTGCAACATGAAAAAAACATCATGCTTCGAACACTACAGAGAGAAATGCCCAAACTGGTCTATTTATTATGAGGTGAAGAAATGAAGATCATACCAGAAGCCCTAGCACTCGCAAAACTTCAGAGAACAAGCATGAGCGAAAAAGCAATCGTCAAATCCTACAAACAAGACTTCATGGAAGTATCTCGTAGTTTGGTAGGAAACAAAAACCCAGTCAGAACAGTTCTAGATATCGGATGCGGAATCGCCGGATGGCAATGCTTCCTTCCAGAGTTTGCACACCCAGAGATATACCTAATCGACAAAACCCAACTGGATGAAAATCTTTATTATGGGTTCAAGGCCAAAACAAGTTTCTACAACTCCATGGAGATCGCAAAGAAAAACCTAATTGCAAACGGAGTACCAGGGGAAAGCATCATAACCCAGGAAGCAACAGATGACAATATGATCCTATCTGACGAAGGAGTAGAATTCGACCTAGTAGTAAGTTTCATAAGTTGCGGATTTCACTACCCAATAGAGACGTATCTAGACGAAATCTACGAAAAACTAAAAAAAGAAGGAGTATTCATTGTAGACCTCAGGAAAGGAACAACCGGCCTAGAAGTAACAACCAAGAAGTTCGGCAACAGCGAGATCATCAGAGAAACAACAACTTACCAAAGGGTGGCCTTTAGAAAATGAACGAACAAGACCCCACACCCCCATCATCCCTAGAAAGTGACCAACATAAGCCCCAAGACAGCCCAGTACCATCTCCAGAACCAACACCAGAAGATAGCAAACCAAATCCCGAATATGCACAACATAAGGCGGAAAAAGACAAACATCTCCTAAAGGGCCGATATGTTGAATCGAATAAGAAGTATAATTTTAACGGATCCCCAGCAGTCAAGCTCAAGAAGGGAATAGTCCTAACATTACTAGGCGAAAGCATGGGCCACATAGGAAACACTTGCAAGAAGGCCGGAATCTCCAGACGTTCCCACTATGCATGGATCGAAGGAGACACAGAATATAAAAGGGCTTACGAAGACAACTGCGAGTACATGAAGGATGAGTTTGAGTATCTCCTAAAACAACAGGCCTACAACCAGAACACAAAGGCCACTATCTTCTTTTTGAAGACTCAGGCCAAAGACCGGGGCTACCTAGAAACAACCAAAACACTCAACGAACACTCCGGAGAGATTAAGGTGCCAATAGGAATAAACTTCATACTACAAAACGACCCATATTATGATGAGGAAAAAAGGAGAAATCAACCCCCTACACCGGAGGATAAAGAGGAAACACCACAGATGCCAGAGTCCGAAATGCCAGAACCGAACCAACCTAACAGTCCACCACAAGACCCCGATAAGTGAAGACGGAGAAGATATAGAGGAGAACATTTTAGTGCTTTGTAGAGACTGCCATAATATAGTTCACGGTATAAAAAAAAGAAAAAGATATCCAACTAAAACAGACAACGGCTACTAACTAAATTAAAAAATGGAGGAAAAATATGACAAAAGACACAGACAGTAATACTGACGACATTACGAACGAAATTGATAAAACCGATGCTCCATCAAGCTTGAGACTATGTATACAGAGAAGTATATTTGTAGAGGCTGATAATGAGATTGATATGATTGAAAGTTCTAATCTACCATTCGTAGAAGTAGAAGACAGCAAGCATTGGAAATCGTTTAAGACAGAAGATGGAAATCCAAATTTGATAGGCCAGATACATTTTATGAATAAGGATGAGAATAATACTGGTTATGATAGCTTGGAACCAAAGTTGCATCTATGCTATAATCCAGGCGGGAAGGTTCTTACAAAAGTCGACCTACAAGCTATCATAAAAGTGATGGAAAATCTTGAACAGTTTAAAATTGATAAAAGCATCCAGCACGAGAAGACTAAGGCAAAGAATTAAACCAGTATCAGAGTAAGTTATTATTATTTCCCCAATGCTTGTGGGGATTCACAATCAAAAATATAAAAATATGAAAGACTTCATCGCCACCCCAAGACAAAGCACTGCACTTAAGTATCTTAACGACAGAATAACAAGATTCCTTTTATTCGGCGGAGGAGCCGGAGGGGGGAAATCTTATTTGGGTGTGGCTTGGGAAGTCGGGATGTGCTTGGCTTATCCAGAGATTAGAATGTTTATCGGAAGGAATGAACTGAAGCGTTTGATGATGACAACCTACATCACATTTTTAAAATTCTGCAAAGCCCACAACCTAAAGAACGGAATCGATTGGTGGTTCGATGGGAAGTACCACGTTATTCACTTTTACAACGGATCCACAATTGACCTTCTAGATGTGGCCTACTTACCAAGCGACCCACTCTACGAAAGATTTGGAAGTTCGGAGTATACGTCCGGTTGGCTAGAGGAGATAGGTGAGCAGAACTTCGGAGCATACGACACACTCAAATCCCGAATCAACCGGCACATGAACAAAGAATATAACATCTTCCCAAAATTACTGATGACTTGCAACCCGAAACGACATTGGGCCTATTACGAATATTATAAACCATGGAAAGAAGGAACTCTCCTAGAAAGCAGAGTCTTCCTACAATCACTATACCTAGACAATCCTCATACCGCAGAATCTTATGGAGAGTCATTGTCGGAGATTAAGGACAAGGCAAAAAAAGCTCGGTTGATGTTTGGAGATTGGGAGTATGATGACGACCCAGCATTGCTAATCGACCGAGATAAAATGGACGATATGTTCACCAGCGCGCCACGAATAAACAAGGCCAGATACATAACTTGTGATCCGGCTAGATTTGGAGATGACTTGACGGTTGTTTTATTATGGCAGGGATTCCATATTATTGGAGCGTGGAAATATCCCAAGACGAGCGTCAAAGAAGTCCGGGACATACTCTATCAATTAGCAAGTAAGTGGCAAGTCCCAACATCGAACATCCAAGTTGATGAAGATGGGGTTGGTGGGGGAGTCAAAGACTTTTATCCAGGCATCAAGGGATTCGTAAACAACTCTAGTCCAATCCGAACCGAGCAAGAAAAGAAAGACAAACTTCAAAACTACCGAAACCTAAAAGCCCAATGCTACTACAGATTAGCAGACTACATCAACCTCGGAAGAATCTCAATCTTTAAGGAAATTAGCCCAGAAATAAAAGAAGGCCTAGTCGAAGATTTATGCCACCTAAAATCCAAGGACCCGGACAACGACCTAGTGCAAGACATTGTAGGAAAAGATGAAATTAAGAAATCACTTGGAAGGTCCCCAGATTATTCCGATGCGGTTATGATCAGGATGCAGTTCGAACTAAACAAGTCCGGGTTTAGCGTGAGGTCCGGATGATAACGGATCCTAAGAAATTAAGAAAAGTTTATGAGGAAAGAGTTTGCATAATTCCAGGATGCGGAAGGAAATATTATGTTTCAAAAAGCCGAAGACACAACAGAATCCCGGTAGGAATCAGACCAAGGAACGCCAAAACATGCTCAACCAGATGCTCAAAGAAATACACAAGAATGAAGTGGATTGTTCCGAAAGGTATTTAATTTAAAGAAAACTCAATATATCATGGAAAAAAATGAAGAAAAGCCAAAGAATGAAGGATTTTTTAAGAAAACGGCCCGAAATTTCCTAAAAAACTACGTAGACACGGCAACCCCAGAAGTTACAAAAGCCGGGAAGAAATCAGACTCCTCGAAAAAACCAGATTACAAAGTCAACCAGATAATGCTCAGAGATTATTTTTTTAGTGATGCGGTGATTAGGGCAGCGATCCAAACCGATGTCGATAATGTGTGCGCCGGGTATGACTTCGAATTGTTGGAAGATACTCCAGAAGCAGAACAGCAAAAGAAAGATGCCGAAGAATTATTCTACCGAGACAACTACATGGAGAAGTGGAGAAATATCCAACTATGCTTGGGAGTTTATGATGACGCATATCAGGAGGTCCAAACATTTCTAAACGAAGGAGTCCTTAAGTTTGATTCGTACATTATTGAAACACCATCCATCGAAATTAAAAACAAAAAAACCGGAGAGGTAGACAAGTACGTCCAGAAACTCGATGGCAAAACTGTAGCGAGATTAGAACCAAGCGATATTATTCATTATAGATTTAATGCATTTGGAGATAGGGACTACGGCCTGAGTTTAGTTTCAACAATCCTCTACTCCGGAGCAATCAGAAAGTTCATCGAGAAATACAATGGGGCAATTTTCCAAAACCACAAGCCAAGAGGGGTGTGGACTTTTCCAGGGGATATGTCTGAAGATATGTACAACGACAATGTCGAACTAATCATTGAAGGAAAGAACGATCCTCAAAAAGATTTATTCTTGAGAGGGACCAACATCAAATACGAGAGTTTCCTAAACCAGAAAGATGTCGACTTCCAAAAGGGATACATCGAATGTCGAAACGAAATTTTAATCGGGTTGGGCGTTCCGCCAATTATGATGAGTTTGCCAGGGGACTCGAACAAAGCAAATTCAGACGTGCAGCTCCAGGCCTATGACAGGCGAGTGATAGCAAAACAAAACTCTCATGCCTACAAGACAAACACAGAATTACTTCCTAGATTAGGATTTGATAAGATTAAGTTTGTTTGTAAGAAGGCGAGCAAGCGAGACGAGGAAAGGGAACTGAACATTGTTAATAAGATGAAGGGGCTAGTCACACTAAACGAGGCCCGAGTCCAAATCGGATACCCAGAGTTCGATCCAGCCGAATACCCAGGCGCGGATGAGATATGGTCCGATGCAAATCCAACCGGAGAAACCGAAGCACCAGTTGAAGAACCAACCGAACGAAAGATTGAAAAATCCTTAAAAAAAGTCGTAAAAAAAAACGTAAAATCTCCAGTAGTAAGCCTAAAAAAAGAGGCTGAGGTTCTCAGTCCATTAAACAAATTCTACGATGAGGCAATAAGTCTCGCTAAAAAAAAAGTTGATCTAGAAAAGAGAAACGGAAAGTTTCAGAAAGCTGTGACGGATGATTTGATGAGCCAGATGGATAGGATGTTTAGTCAATCCGGGATGGGGGTTGCATTCGCGACATTCGTTCAAAGCCAATACATTGATGCCGGACAAAAGGTGTCAAAGAAGATCGGGAAAGCATTCCAACCAAACCAAGACGAAATAACATTCTTAAGGGATTACAATTTGGACCAAGTCAAAACAAGCACAGACCGAGAACTGGCAAACATCAAGCGAGTGCTAGAGGTGGGATTCATTAACAACCAATCCGCAACCGACATCAAAAAGGCCCTAGACAAAATCCGAGACTCCGCAAAGGGCCACACCAAGACCCTAGTTCGAACCGAGATGAACCGAGCCAACAATATGGGGAGCCTTAACGCAATGCAGGGATCCAAAGCCCCAGTCAAAAAGTACCTAGTCATCACAAACGACAATCGAACAAGCGAGCAATCCAAGAAGTTCGGAGCCAAATACGGAACCCCAGAGAAAGCAATCGGCCTCGACAAAATATTCAAAATCACCTACAAAAACAAAGTCTACTCCGGATTAGCCCCGCCATTTATGCCTAATGACAGAGACGTCTTGACTTTCACCATGGAATAGGAGATTTTAAAAAGAAAAGAGTTGTTGTTTAGATAGGAAACAAACTAAATAAAATGGAGGTAAAAAATGGATGAAGATGATAAGTGTCCGGAACCATGCGTTGCTG